ATTTTTATAATTTCTTTAACTAAACCTTGAGGATCAATATAATCTGTAACTGGTGCTACAGCTCCAATTTGACCAAATATTTCTAATCCTCTAATGATTGAACTTAACTCTTGTCCTTTTTGAGCTAAAGCCATAGGTGATACATATTCAACATCTATTTCTTGATTAACTAATATTTCAGGAGCTTGTTTAAATAAATTATTTCTAAGCATAATATTAAATACTCTAACAACGGTAGGATTTAATAACTCTACTTGTAATCTTCCTAAGGTTGGACCAAGTATTCTCATTTTTTCTTCACTTCGTTGAGCAACTTCAGTAGCTGTCATATTTCTATTTTCAGTTACTAACAATTGATCAACATGAAATGTTTGTGAAATAGCTTTTCTTCTCTGCTCTTCCATATTTAATCCTAATGGATTATTTGCACCAATATTTAATGGTTCGATACGATCTCTTGAACCAGCTCTATAATAATTTAAAGAACCTGGTGCAGTTCTTATAGGCAACATCATAGCATCGTCTGGAACTAACAGCGGAGGATCCACTTGTTTCTGTGCCGCTTTTAGTCCAACTTCCACCATTTTGTTAAGAACTTTAACATCTGGCAATGAGTTCATTCCTGGTGATCTACCATAGATTTCGTTTGACGCTTTTAAAAATCGTGGAACGACATACGGAAATTCTCTAAAGCCACCGATAGAAATAATTTTTCCACTTTCCATTTCCATATAAATAGAAATGAAAGGCATATTCATTTTATCTTCTTTTTTAGGATTATAAATATCTCTTGGTTTTACCACATGACAAAATTCTACTTCATCAAATGGAGAATTTTTATGAACGTTTTGAATATCTCTGCTTAGATTTTCAAATCCAAATTTTTCTACTGCTGCCTTTGCAGTTAATTTAAATCTTCTATATATACAATCAACTAAACCTCTAGCATTTTCTGAAATATAAATTTCTTTAATATGTCTAGCAGAGAAACGAACAATTTCATTTTCATCTTGTTCAATAAACATAGCAGCCGTTCCAAACGCACACAAATCATGATATGTTTCAAATATTTCTTGTTGAAAATTGGATCTTTGAAAAGCAACATACATTTTATCTGTTACATCTTCTAACCATTCTTTAGCTTCATCATTTTCGTTTAATGATACTTCTTTAAATCTTAAAGCAAACCAACGATTAGCAGAAGAAGTTAAAAATCCATGTAATGAACTCGCTAATAATTCTAAAGAGTGAATAGCTGTTGCATCAAAAACTTCTTGATGTCTCTTATCACCTTTAACTTTATTATCAACAATGTCTGATTTTCTTGGAAAAACTAAATCAGCTACTTCTTGCCAATGTGTTTCAAAGTTTGATCTTTTATCTATTAACCGAGATAAATTATTTTTTAGCTCGGTAGCTAAAGCTTTATGTTCTTGTTGGTCCATTAATTATCCTAATAATACTCGCGTTGATAAATATAAATCTTCATCTTCCATTCCAAGCTTAGTAGATTTTCTACCTTTTCTTTTAATAGAAGCTAAACGAATAGCATCCATTTCAGCTTTAGTAGGACCAGTTTGGGATTGTTTAATTTCTTTTTGAACTGGTTTCTTTCTTTTCTCAACATATTTTCTATAAAAACCACCCATAATTTTTACCTCCTTAACTTAATAAACCTTTTTGTTCATACTCCTCTTCAGAAATATTTTCTAAACCTCTTGCAGTATTTAGAATTGTTGATTGTCTTCCTTTTCTTCCTAATGCTCTTCTTCTCTCATCTTCTTCAGCTGCTTTTTTTCTAGCTTCATCCTCATAATTTGGTACGTCTCTAACCTCTGGTAAAGTAATTTGAGGCATCTCTGGCATTTTAGGCATGAATAGTTTAGCAATGAATGACATAATTATTTAACTCTCTTACCACTTACGGTTTCTTTATATTTTTTATAGTTATGTTTAGTTTGACCTGGACCTACACTCCAGCTTTCAATCGTTATAACTTTATTTGGATTTAACCTAATCTTTATTGGACCTTTTCTGGCCACTCTTGATTTGTCTGACATAATTATAATATCCTATAGCTTCCATCAGCAACAAGCTGACGGTGTTTGTTTGTTAATGTTTCTTCTTGTATTCCAGTAGCCAAACACCTTAAGGCATCCATTGGATGTGAACTAAAGTCGTGGACTGGTTTAACTTTATAAACTCTATCCTTATCATTATATTTTCTATGATAATGTCTAAGAGCTATTAGTAAGTCAGAGCAGTTATCGCTATCAATCTTACATCTTGGTAAAATCATTTTAACAGCGTGAATACCATCTTCTAAAGGTGTTCGTGCAGCTACTCTAAATCTAATTCCGTAATTATTAGCAACTTCTCTACGAGTATAACCTGAACTAAAGTCAGTTTGTTCTACATCATGCGGTGCATAATGGTTGCCATATATATATTCTTTTTCTTTTAATACTTCTGCATAATGAGGCAAGGCTTCTTTTTCATTCTCATAATAATCAATAATATGAATATTGTGATTTATCTGTTGAAAAAAGATAATAGAACAAGCATCTGTATAACCTAAATCCCAAGCAGTATGAACTAAATGAGCTGGATCATAAGGAACACTTCCTATTCTTTTATCTTCATCTAAATCGTCAACCAAAGAACCATAGATTGAACCTTGTATATTGCCAATAAAGGAACATTCAAATTCTTGATTGTATTTGGCTTCACCCATAACTTTTAGTGCAGCATCTAATTCTTCTTCGTCAACTATCTTACTTTCGGAAGCCTTAATCTTATATAAAAACCAGTCGTCATCGGATTGAGCCTTTAAATAATAATCATAAAAGATATTATTCATTCCTTTAGGTGTTCCAATGAGAAACATTTTACCTTTTCGATCCGAAAGAGCTGGTGTTACAACTTCGTCAATTAATCCTTGTGAAACTTGAGCTACCTCATCGATTGCCACCATATCTAAGTAAATTCCTCTTATGCTGTCAAAATTTTCACTCGACAACAAAGTTATCCTAGCTCCGTTAACAAAGTCGCATCTAAGTTCACTCTCATTCCATTTTGTGCCAGGAATAGATTTTGTGTAGTATTTTAAGTAATCCCAAGCTATTGACTTTGCTTGTTTGTAAGTTGGAGCAATGTAAGCCAAACGAGGATTGTGATTTTTATTCGTTAACGCAGCTTTGATTAAATGATTTAAAACCATTACTGTCTTGCCAAACCTTCTATGACAACATAAAACCGCATATCTATACTTATCTAATTCTTTGTGTACCAATGCCTGTTGAACTCTTGGCTTATATGGAATTGTTATTTTCATCTTTAACTTCTAATGAACTGTTGGTGGTCCTTCATTAAAATTAGAAGGCATCTTAATAGCGTTAAAGACAAATTCACAAAATTCAGCTAAATCTTCTTCTTGCTCAAAACCTGAGAAATTAATTATAAGTTCATTGTTGTAAGCCTTGAAGCTAATGGCTGATACATTGCGAAACTTATCTTTTATAAATTTGTTCATCTGTTTGTTTGTGCCTGTGTTGGACCGATGATTAATGTATTAACTCCATGCGACCTCTTTTGGCGGTATAGTCCTTTTTTAAAAAACCTTTTTTTCCTCCAAAAATTTAAGCAATCGTTTGGTGAACCACTGGTTCTGTACGCAAAACCTAGCTTATTTAAAGAAAGTTAACATTATCGTTAACATTAGCTCTACTCTTTATATATATCGTACCTCATGACGTGTGCGGAACTGTGTTTGTTACGTCTAAGCTACCCAACATTTACACACTCTCACTCACATTCTTCATTTCATTCTCGTAAGTCTTGTCTTCGTCTGACCATTTAATCTCTACCTTTTGGTCAATTGCTACTTGTTGCTTATCTCCATAGATTGCAATCAACTTACTTGAAAGCCAACGATAGTGTTGAAGCTTCTCTTTAAGAACTCCAATATTACTATTGTCAGCACTCTCAAGCTCAGTAATCATTCTATCTAAATATGTTTGAGCTGCTATCTTTCTTGCTGTTAATATTTTATCTGCGAACTCTTTATCTTTTCTGATCCACTCATAAACTTTGGAAAGACTTGGAGAACCAGGCTTTTGACAGATCTGCGTCAAAGGCATTCCGTTCATCAGCATCGTTTCTATGTCCGAGCTTATTTGTGATGTAAGTTCTAATTTCTTCGTCATTTAAATTCTTGAATTGAGGTAAGTTCTTTAAACTTTTAATTTTACCTTCTAAAGTTTTAGCTCCACTTGAGAAGCCTCCGTGTATTCTGCACCTAATCTTACCATTCTTCATTAGTATTCCTTTGGCTTTGCAAGGAAGTTTGTTTTGTTTATTTATAGTTTGACATTTAAGTCTATACTTTTGTCGTCCAGCCATAAGCGGTTTTAGGATTTTTAAATTTAAACTAAGTTATCAGGCAATAAGAAAAAAAGAGAAAAAAGAAATAAACTTTAAATCCGTTTCGGTACGGTTTTATATAATTACTTAGAAAACCTTATTATACCACTCCAGAATAGATTTACAATTACTATGTTGTAACTTTGTTTATAGGATTGTTATTTTTTATAAATTTATAAGAAGAATATCAAATTAAGTATAATATTCTGTTAAGTTTGCAATACTTTTTATTATTTTTTTTAATTTTATTTGTTAAGGCACTTAGGATTTTCATATATCTGTTTTTGATTGAAATTCTGTTAAATCCAAAATGTTTTCCAACTTGTGTCCATTTAAATCTATTAGCTCTCATCCATACAATTTGTCTATCAAGCACTGGTTCTTTGGAAATATCTAAATCAATGGCTAATAATGCGTCTATTGCGAACTCCCACCTTGTTATCTGCTTCGGAGTAGCTCTAAGTTTCATTAAAGCTTTATGATAATATCCTATGTCTTTCTTCTCATAAGTTGTAAGTATAGCATCATACATTGACGGTGTTCCTGGATGTCTAGGTTTGGATAAAAATCTTTCTGTTCTAGCTGCTTCGTCTAGCAAGAATATAAG